GCTGCTCATCACCGCTGGCGTTGACGTGCAGGACGACCGCTTGGAAATCGAGATCGTCGGCTGGGGCCGGGGCGAGGAAACATGGTCGCTGGCCTATGAGACGATGTACGGCGACCCATCGTCGGCTGAATTGTGGAACCGCCTCGACGTGACATTGGGGCGGAAGTTTGACCACCCGACCTTGGGTGACATGGTCATTCGATCTGTCTGCGTGGACTCTGGCGGCCACTACACCCAGCAGGTCTACAACTATGCGCGGCTGCGGGCTGGCCGCCGTGTGTTCGCCATCAAGGGCGTCGGCGGCGAGGGCAAGCCGATTGTAGGCAGGCCGACGAAGAACAACATCGGCAAGATCAATTTGTTCCCGGTCGGCACCGACACGGCCAAGGAGATCGTCTACGCACGGCTGAAGATCAGGGAGGAGGGCGAGGGCTATTGCCACTTCCCGGTGGGCCGCAGCGATGAGTATTTTCGTATGCTGACGGCTGAGAAAAAGGTCACGCGCTACTTCAAAGGCAGGCCGAGGACGGAGTGGGCAAAGATCAGGACGCGCAACGAAGCCCTTGATTGCCGGGTCTATGCGACGGCTGCGTTGGCTATTCTCAACCTAAACCTTGAGGCTGTTTACACTCAGGCCCAAAATCGGGTATCATCAGGGGATCAACCGTCGGCCCCCCGCAAGCCGAAGGTTCCCATGCGGAGCGGTTTTGTCCACGGATACAGGTAATGGCCAATCTTTTTGACGCTGCCAATGCGCCAGAGGGCGAACCGCTTGAGATCGTTGTCGGCGATTTCATTCAGTGGAAGCGTTCTGATCTGGTTCAGGACTACCCGCTGGCATCCTACAGCGCGCAGTATGTCGCTCGGATCACGGGGGGTGGGAACACGGAAGTTCTGATTCCGGCCACTGAGACGGGCGGCACATATCTGTTCACGGCATCAAGCTCAACGACATCTGGATTTGAGCCTGGCTATTACCACTGGCAGCTTGAGGTTATCCAAACATCAAGCAGCAACCGCTTGGTGGTGGATCGCGGCGAGTTCACGGCGATTGCCGATCTAGACGTGAACGGGGCCGATCCTCGCAGCCACGCTCAGATCATGATCGACAAGATCGAGTCGATCCTCCAAGGCAAGGCTGACAGCGATGTCGGCAGCTACTCCATCGCTGGCCGCTCTCTGACCAAGATGAGCTTTGGCGAGTTGATGACAGCACGGGACCAATACAAGGCCGAGTTCCAGCAGGAGGTCGTCAAAGACCGAGCGCGGCGCGGTAAGCCCACAGGAAGCACGATTAAAGTGAGGTTCGGCTGATGGGCCTTTTCGACATCTTCAAGCGCCAGAAGAAGGCGACCGGGAAGCGTGACTATCTGGCCGCCTCAAAGGGCCGCCTGTACATGGACTTCAAGGGCAGCAACAAGTCTGCCGACTCTGAGATTCGTTGGGTGCTGCGTGATCTACGCAACCGCGCCCGCGAACTGGAGCGCAACAACGAATACGCCCGCCGCTATCTGCAACTCATGCAGACCAACGTGGTCGGCGAGAATGGCTTCCGCCTTCAGCTAAAGGGCCGGAATATCGATGGCTCTATCGACATGGCCGGGAACAACATCATTGAAGCGGCTTGGGCCGAGTTCTCTCGCCTTGGCGGATCGACGGTTGACGGCAAGATGTCGATGACCGATCTGTCGAATGCAGTGGTTCGCGGTGTGAAGCGTGACGGCGAGGTGTTCTTGCACATCGTCCGCAAGCCCTATCTGCGCCACGGCATCGGCGTTCAGATCATTGAGCCTGACCGGGTCGACGAGCAGATGAACGAGACGCTGCGCGATGGCAACCAGGTCCGCATGGGCGTGGAGTTGGACTCGGCAACGCGCCGGGTCTCTGCTTATCACGTCTTGGTGAACAACCCCGGCGATTACGACTACACCACCACGACGACGGGCCTCTTCCGCCAGCGCATCCCGGCGGACCAGATCATTCACATCTATGTGCAGGAGCGCGCAGATCAGACCCGTGGTGTGCCTGAGCTTGTGACGGCCATGCCAGCGTTGAAGATGCTGCATGGCTACCGTGAGGCCGAATTGACGGCTGCCCGCGTCGGCGCGTCCAAGATGGGCTTCTTCACGTCTCCGGCGGGCGATGGCTTCACCGCTGACGGGTTCGAAGATACCTTCACCCCGATGTACGACGCTGAACCCGGCACGTTCCACCAGCTTCCGGCTGGCGTTGACTTCACTCCGTTTGATCCCAACCACCCGACATCGGCCTTTGCCGACTTTGAGAAGGCGATCCTGCGCGGCATCGCTGGCGGTCTGGGCATCAGCTACACCGCGCTGGCCAACGATCTGGAAGGCACGTCCTATTCGTCGGTTCGGCAGGGCGCGCTTGAGGAGCGGGACTTCTACAAGACCCAGCAGCGTTTCTTCATCGAACACTTCATCGATCCGCTGTTCCGCGTCTGGATGGCCCACGTCATGGACTTCGCGCTGATCCCGATCAACGGGCCGGGCAAGTTCGACAAGTTCTCAATGGGCATCTCTTGGCGTGCGCGTGGCTTCCAGTGGGTTGACCCGCTGAAGGAGATCAACGCGGCTGTCGTCGGCCTACAGAACGGCATATTGAGCCACACCGACATCGCTGCCACCTATGGCCGTGATGCTGAAGAGACCTTCGCGCAGATCGAGCGCGACAAAGAAATGGCCAAGCAGTTCGGGCTGGCGATGGCCTATGAGCCGTTCGGTTCGAAGCTGCCTGTGGAAGCTCAGGTGGAGGAATAAGAATGTCCTATGAGCCGACCGGGGAGATGAAGGAAGAAGCCCAGCGCGGTCTTGATTGGCGGCGTGAGTTCGGGCGCGGTGGCACCGAGGTCGGCATCGCCCGCGCCCGTGACATCGTGAACGGCAAGGAGCTTTCAGACAGCACTGTCAAGCGCATGAAGAGCTTCTTCGCCCGCCATGAGGTGGACAAAGAGGCTGAGGGCTTCCGGCCTGGTGAAGATGGCTACCCGTCCAATGGCCGGATCGCTTGGGCGCTCTGGGGCGGAGACGCTGGCAAATCCTGGGCTGATGGTATCGTTGACGACATGGACGATGAGGATGACATGGACGATGAAGATGACAGCACCCGTGCGGCGGCTGATGCGCTGAAGCTCGGTGATTTTGTCGAGTGGAACTCATCGGGCGGGATGGCACGCGGCCAGATCGAACACATCATGCGCGAAGGCACGCTTGGCATCCCCGACAGCGAGTTTTCGATCAACGCCACGCCAGAAGATCCCGCTGCGCTGATCCGCATCTTCCGCGACGGTGAGGCCACGGAAACCTTGGTCGGCCACCGCTTCTCGACTTTGACCAAGATCAGGCCGATCCGCGCCGCTGGTGCGCGCCCTTACGCGAATGAACATGCTGCCCGCATCCGCGATCCTCGCCAGTACGACAGCTTCCGCCGTCGCAACAACGGCGGTGGCCGGGGCGTTGACTACATCTTCGGCATCAAGGACGACACCAGCGAGATTCAGGCGATCCGTTTCCGCACCCAGTTCTTCACTGTGGCAGAGGCTCGGGCATGGCTGGATCGCAATAACTTTGAGCCGATTGAGTTTGAGCCTGCCACAGAAGAAGCGCGCTCTATGCAACATGGGGGTGAGTTTGATATGATCGCCCGTGAAATGGAGGACGCAGCGATGCTGGAAGAAGAACACATCGAACCGACCGAGGCGCAAGAGGATGATCTTGAGCTTCAGGCCGAGCGTTATTCGCGTGACGGGATCGAAACCCGTGCGATGGCATTTGAAGACAAGGTGATCGACAATGACGCTCGGCGCGTCAAGATCGCCGTCTCATCCGAGGAACCCGTTGAGCGGTCCTTCGGCATTGAAATTCTCGACCACAAGCCCGGCAGCATCGATCTGTCGTTCTTGAATTCTGGCCGAGCGCCCCTTCTGCTGGATCACGATCCGACCAAGCAGATCGGCGTTGTAGAATCGGTTGCCTTGGATGGCTCGGCACGGCGTCTCCGTGCGACTGTTCGTTTTGGGAAAAACGGGCTTGCCAAAGAGGTTTTCGATGACGTGACTGATGGCATCCGAGCCAACATCTCGGTCGGC